CCGCGCGCGACAGGATACGGCAACACCAGATCACGCCGGATGATGCGCGACTGGTGAAACGCGACGGGATGATTTTGGTAATCGACAAATCCGGTTGCTGGCGTCGGATCAAATCAGGGGAATCGAATGGGAACGGTTGAAACGAACATCATGAATGCGGCGATGATTGCGCTATCAAGCGCGGGGTGTGTGTCATGGCGGAATAACACGGGCGCGTATAAGGACCACAGCGGGCGATTGGTCCGCTATGGTCTATGCGTTGGCAGTTCGGACCTGATCGGCATTGCACCGGGCGGCGTGTTTTTTGCCATCGAAATCAAAACCGCAACAGGCAAACCCACGTCCGCGCAGACGCATTTTATAGAGGCGGTGCGTCGTCATGGTGGACGGGCTGGGATTGCGCGTGATCCTGCTGAGGCCGTTCGGATCGCGCTTGCACGGCAGATTTAACCATGGCTCGGACCATATCGGATATGCCGCGAAACCCGCCGATTTCCGCCGCCTCCATGAATGCCGCCCGGTCGTTTTCGTCAACACGAATGTGGATATTGGACTTCTTTGCCATTGCGTGACCCTATGTTTTCCCGTATTGTAAACACAGTAGCGCACGGCAAGGCGTTACGCAAGAGGAGAGAAAAATGACTGACACCACCAATGCACTCACGATCCCGACCGGGAATCACCTTGAAACGATTTTTCGGCAACAGGGCGGCGTTGACCCAATCATCGCTCGCATTCAGGCCGAGGTTCGCAGCACCCCAGCGGATACCACCACGCGCAAAGGCCGCGATGCAATTGCGTCACTTGCTCGCCGGGTTAGCACGGCCAAGGTCATGCTTGATGATGCCGGGAAGTCGCTGACCGAAGCGGCGAAAAAGGAAATTGCGATTGTTGACGCCGCCCGCAAGAAAATTCGTGACACGTTGGACGAGTTGCGGGACGAGGCGCGAAAGCCGCTGACCGATTGGGAGGCGGCTGAAAAAGCAAAAACTGATCATGCCAAGGCCACGATTGATAAAATCCGCAATCATGGCGTGATCGGCGATGAAAGTTCAGCAGACATTCGCGCGCGGGCCGAGGAAATCAAGGCGATTGAAATCACGCCGGGGTTTGGGGAATTTGAGCAGATCGCACGGCAGGCGATGGATGCAACATTGACCCACCTGCGCGCTGCATATGCAATGGCAAAAGGCCGCGAGGATCAAGAGGCGGAAAACGCCAGACTCCGCGAAGAAATTGCCAGATTGGACGCCGAGCGAATCGAGGCGGAACGAATCCAGCGTGAAAAGGATGAGGCGGCACGGGTTGAGGCTGAACGGCTGGCAAGTGAAGCTGCGGCCAAGCTGGCTGCAGAACATGCCGAGGCCGAGGCAAAGCGGATTGCGGCTGAAACTGCGGCGCGGGTTGAGGCTGAAAAAGCCAAAGCCGCAGAAACCGCCCGACTTGAGGCGGAGCGTCTGGCTGAGGCGCGGCGCGAAGCCGACCGGATTGCAACCGAGGCGCGGGAACTTGAATTGCGCCGTCAGATTGAAGCCGCAAAAATTGAAACAGAACGCGCGGCGCAGGCCGAGCGTGATCGGGTTGAGGCCGACAGGGTTGCAGCCGAAACAACACGGCTGGCGCGTGAGGCTGATGTAGCGCATCGCCTCAAAATCGCCGCCGAAATCGCGAATGACCTGCGCGCCATGGCAGGCCATGCAACCCCAGAATTGATCGCGGAGGCGCTGATGGAAGGCCGCATTTCGCATTGCACTGTGAGGATTTGAAAATGACCATCCAATACCACGACTTCGAACAAGGGTCTGACGAATGGCTCGCGGCACGCTGCGGGGTTTTGACGGCTTCGGAGATCAAGCTGATCATGACCCCAACGCTGAAAGTCGCCAATAACGACAAATCCCGCGCGCATGTGTGGGAAATCGCGGCGCAACGGATTTCGCAGTATGTCGAGCCGCGTTACATCGGCGACGATATGCTGCGTGGCATGGCTGACGAAATCAAGGCGCGCGACCTGTATTCCAAAACCCGCGCGCCTGTGACTGAGGTCGGATTTATCACCAATGACGAGTTGGGGTTTACCGTTGGTTACAGCCCGGACGGGTTGGTGGGTGATCACGGGTTGATCGAGGTGAAATCCCGCAATCAGAAATTTCAGGTGCAGACCATCGCGGAAAATGCGGTTCCTGATGATTTCGTCCTGCAACATCAGTTCGGCCTGTTTGTCGCGAAACGTCAGTGGATTGATTTTATCAGCTACAGCGGCGGGCTTCCGATGTTCGACAAGCGCATGTTTCCAGACCCCGAAATGCAGGCGGCAATCAAAACCGCCGCAACGGATTTTGAGGCGCGGGTTCAGGCTGCAATCGCGGATTATCGGGCAAATGTGGCGGAGTATGGGTTTCCTGATACGGAACGGGAAACGACCGCATACGACATGGATGATGGGGAGTATTGAGCATGATCAGCGACGAAGAATTTGCGGCGTCTTTGGCAGCGAAATCGGACCAGATCAACGCGGCTGATTTGATTGGCGGCCCCACGACAATCAAGATCACGAAAATGAAAGTGACCAATGCCGACGCGGCTGGGCAAAAATGGCACATCTCGTTTGAAGGCAGCGACAAGCTTTACAAGCCGTGTCTAGGGATGCGGCGGGCGATTGGTGACTTGTGGGGAAAGCCGCCATACACCGGGCGCAGATTGACGCTGTATCGTGATCCTGAGGTGGTATACGGCAAGGACCAACTCGGTGGAATCCGGATCAGTCACGCCAGCCATATTGACGGGGTGAAGCGCGTGACGGTTCCGGTGGCGCGCAACAAGGTCAAGACATTCACCATCTCGCCCCTGCCAGACGAACACACCGCACCCCCCGCCGTCACCACCCCGCAACCGCCCGCCAACGCATACGAGCTTGCCGAAGCTGCGGCTTCCAAAGGCACGGATGCTTTCCGCGCATGGTGGGCAAGCGACGAGGGGCGGTTGTGTCGCGGCGTTGCGAGTGAGCATATGGATGCACTGAAATCCATTGCAGCCAAGGCCGATGCGGCGGCTGTTGGGCAGGATGATGGGCCGCCGATGTGATGGCGGCTGGAAACGAGGAGAGAAAAATGACCCCGACAATGGAGAACCCGCATGGCTGACAAACCAATCGTCTTTTCCGCGCCGATGGTGCGCGCCTTGCTGGACGGCAGGAAGACCCAGACGCGGCGGGTTATCAAGCAGCCCGCCGCGTTGGATGCCTTGGCTGTGTTTGGCCCTACGTTTCTAACGCTACCCGGCAATGTTGATTATTTGCGCTACGCCCTCGGCGACCGCCTGTATGTGCGTGAGGCGTTCTACAAATGCGACGCGTGCGAATATATTTGCTCCGCTGTTGATGCCAATAGCGCTGGAATTAATGACCGAAAATGCTGCACGGCTTGCGATGCAATGCTGCCAAAAGCTGCAAAGCACTCAATCTACATGCCCCGCCACGCGTCCCGCCTTACCCTGATCGTGACCGATGTCCGGGTGCAGCGGTTGCAGGACATCACCGAGGCGGATGCAGTGGCCGAGGGTGCAATCCCTGTTGCTGTAGGCGGCTTCGATGCGGACGACCAGCCGCATAGTAGATTGTCGTATTGTGACGGATACAGCCTTTTGTGGAACAGCCTGCACGGCCCGAAGCCTCGCAAGCGCGCGGGTGGACATCTGCCACCACGGCCCACGCCGGATTTCACGTGGGATGCAAACCCGTGGGTGGCGGCGATTGGGTTCACGGTCCATCACTGCAATATTGATCAGATGGGGGTTGCACAATGACCCCCACCGAAATCCTAGACGCGGCCCGGTCTGCCATTACGGTTGATCGATCCGCAACGCATGGGCAGCCTGAGGACAGTTTCGCGGCGATTGCGGAGGTGTGGTCGTGGTGGCTGCAACACCGTGTCAGCCCGCATGATGTTGCGATGATGATGGGGCTAATGAAAGACGCCCGCGCGCGTGGCAATCCGCTGCATATGGATAATTACGTTGACGGCGTGGGTTATCGGGCATTGGCGGCGCAGATGGTCGCTAATGGCCCTGAGTTTTGAAACCGCCACCGAATAACACAAACCCCCGCGCCATAATCAGCGCGGGGGTATTTTCACGCGGGCCAGTCTGCGGGGCGATACCCAGCGACATATGCGGAAATCAATCGCACCATTCGCGGGGCAGGCTTGCGGAATGTGCTGGCATCATCGCGTTGTTCCATGCGTCGGACGGTCTGCGGGTCTGTGTCCAGCAACCGAGCCAGATCAGCAACAGAAAGGCCCAGCGATTGCCGGGCCTGTTTGATGGCGGTTGGGGTCATGTGATTACTGCCTGCAGCGGGGCTTTGTGGGCTGATGGGTGTAATGATGAAATGCGCTTGGGCGGAAATCAATTGGCCCATAACGCTCTTTGTCACGGGGGTCCGCAATTCCGCAATCAACGGCAGCAGCGTGCGCCTCAAGAGTTGCTTTTGCTATTGCCATGCCAAGCCATGACAGATCAGCCCCGTTTTTTTGCACTTGCCGTGCAGTCATCTGGCTGTAGTCTTTTCCTGCAATTGCATCGCGTTTCTTGATCGATGCAATTAGGCTTTTAACCTGTGTTTGCAGGCGGGCAAGATCTTCAATAGTCATCTTCGTTTTCTCCTTTGTGGGTTTCCCCGTTTCCATGTCCTATATATATGGGCAATCGCCCACAGTGTAAACCCCTATTTTGCATATCCAGTGATTATTTTTGCCCCATCAAGCCCATCGCCAACAGGTCGTGATATACGACGGAGCGGCTGATACCCGTTGCTGCGCATATCTCAGACTGTGCTGACCCGGCGCGGAACATCTCGGCCACCAGATTCCGGCGCGCCTCAAATTCCGCCGCCTTGCCTGCGTCAACTTTCCGGCGATTGGTCTGCACCTGCAAACCCAGATCAGCCAATGCGCGGGTAACGGTTTTGCGGCTCACTCCAACGGCGGCGACGACTTCCGACACGATCATGCCGCGCGCAATCATATCGGGCAGACCTGCAACCCATTCGGCGCGGGGATGCACCCGCCCGCGCGATACTGCCCCGCCATCCGCATCCCATGCAATCGGCGGCACGGGCAGGCGTAGGGCGCGGCAATCATCGGTGACGGTTCGCATGGATACCCCGAACCGAAACGACAGCGCGCGCAAGCTGGTGCCGGGTTCCGCCAGCATATCAGGCAACACGGCGCGGCGTTCATCGGTCGGCACCTCGGGCCGTGTGATCAGCTTCATATCCCGCGTGATGGTGCGAAAATCCACGCCCTCGGATTCGGCGAGGGCTTTCGTGGACATACCCCGCGCCAACCCGTCCGATATGCGCGCCAGCCGTTCCTCACGTTCCCGCGCCCAATCGGCGGCGGTGCGGCTTGGTGCTGCTGTATCGTTTGCCCGTTTGATCAGCGGTTTCAATCCCTGCCGTTTCAGGTCATCGCGGGCGGTATCGCGACCCACCCCCAGCCGCTCGGCAATATCACCAATCGGCAACCCCTCGGCATGTAACGCCGCCGCCTGTTGTCGCCGCGCTGCGATACGCTGCACGGCTTCGGACGGCCCCGCGATGACCTTCTTCCGTTGCTTGGGATGGCGTGACGCAGAGATACGCGGGGATGCAACGCAAGGCACCTTGGGGGCGCGAACCTTATGCGGCTTTGGCTGACGCGGCGCAGCGGGTGCCGCCGCCTTGCCCTTGCGCGGGATGCGGAACAGCAGGCCGCACATCGCCTTGCCCATGCGCTGCACCACGTCAGGGCTGTATTGCCGCCCCTCTGTGGCGTAGATCGCCGCAGCAACGTCAAGCGCCGTTGCCCCCTCGCCGTGCATCCTACGCATCATCGCGCGACGGGCTTCCATGGCCGGATCAGGTCCACGCGGCGCAGGGTTTGCAGGCAACCGCAGCACGGCGAGGTCATTGCGCACGGTCATTTTCGGCAGGGCTAGCGCGGCCATGATTTCTGGCACGCTTGCCCCGTTCGCATGGTGTTGCGCAATCAAATCCCGCCGCGTCATAATGGCGGGGTCAGGTTCACGGGGCTTGGGTTTCGGTCGGTTCCAAGCCCCCCGTTTCAGCATCGCTTTCGCCTGTTCGCCGCGATCCACATGCTGGATTGTGCGCGTTTTTTCATCCCATATCATCGGGACGATACCGCTGGTTCCGGTCGGCACGATTTTAACGGCATCGGGGGCAACGGTTACGCCATACCGCGCGGCAACTTCGGCGGCGATCTGTTGGGCGCGGTCGAGAGTAATGGGGTGGTGTGCGGTCATTTTTTCGGCCTTGGTGAATTTTGGACGACCCGCCCGATTTGTGGTCGGGCGGGTGGGGGTCATATCAAACCTGAAAGCAAATCCCCGGCACCATCTTTCACGTAGTCATCTTTTGCGCAGGCGACGTTTTTAACAGCTTGCCGAAAATATGACTTTTTCAGCTCAACACCGACACCGCGCCGACCTAGATACACAGGGCTATAGACCTCAGACCCGACACCCATAAAGGGGGTAAAAACTGTATCGCCGGGGTTTGTGTAAAGCTCGACACACCGATGTATAATGTCCAGCATAAGGGGGTGAACGTGCTTCACGTCGTCAGGCTCACGCGCCTCACCGTCATCGACAACCGCTCTGGCCTTAAGTCCATCGCCACAAAGCTGGCTGTTAGATGCGCGAATGTCCATCCACGCGCTTGATGCGTAACGCCTCCAAACGTTGTGTGAAAACTTGTTTGTCTTCTGGTCGCCAACCATGCCACGCAAATGCAAAACGTCCTCGGGAATTGGGTCAGATCCAAAATATCGAAGAAACCCATTTGTATGGGTAACGGGCGCAACGCTTTCCCCCGGCTTGCGGAAAAACAGAACGTAATCGGCATTTGCAATGCTTGACTTGAGGCTGTCGTCGCAGATCGTTTTGTGTGCTAGGCCCTTAACCATGGTGCGAAGGCGAACCGCCATAGGCTCATTCCACTTCAACCGCCGACCGCAATAGTGGAACCCGGCGTCCTGATATATGCGAATGATGTTTCCGGGCAGGTCATGGCAAACCCCGGTCATGTCCTCGCCTATGTCCATGCAGTGAACGGCGTTCATCCGTCCGGGTTTTGTCACGCGGTAGAGGTGTTCAACGAGAAACTTGTATTGCTCATAGAACTGCCCGTAGCTTGTGCAGTTCGACATATCGCGCTCGTCGCCGGAATACTGAAACAATCCAGCAAAAGGCGGTGAGTAAACCGACATATCCATAGAATTGCTTTTCAGGTCACGAATGACATCCACGCAATCGCCGTTGTATAGCGCATAGTTTTCAGTGATGACTTGATCTGATACTGGCATTTTGTTTCTCCATTACATCCATGCGGGCAGGGTAACTGCCTCTGTTTCAGTAAAAATCTTTCGGCTCTTTTGTGCCGCAATCATATGCTCCATCATGCTGTCAAACATGACATTCGCCGCCTCAGCTTTTCGCTTGCGCGAGTGAGCCACATTTGAAAGTGATGTTGTTCCGATCTGGTGGACGGTAACATCGCGGGACTGACCGAACCGCCAGAACCGACGAACAGCCTGATAGTATTGTTCATAGCTGTAGTCGTCAAAATATGTGCAAGTAGCGCAATGCTGCCAGTTGACACCCAACGCGGCAATCTTTGGCTTTGTCACCAGAAACTTAATCTCGCCATACTTGAAAGCAGCGAATTTTTCCTCCTTTTCCTCGTCTCGGTCTGACCCGGACAGATTGACCGCGCCCTTAATCTCGCGCGTGATATGATCAGCCTCAGCATTGAACTGGCACCACGCAACACCGCTATCGTGCTGTTGCAGCAATTCTGCCGCCAAGTTGCAACGCTCGATGATGGTAGCCTTTTTTTCTTCGCGCTGGGCCGGAAGCCCGACAACAGGCATAGCAAACAATTGCCCATCAAGCGGCTTGCTCTGCACCTCATGATGCAACTCAATCAGCCTTGGAAGGCTCCAGCCAGCATCATCAAACCCAAGGTCAGATGGGCGGCGAATAGCCCTAGCCCATGACGCAACCCAACGCCAAAAGTGCGGCTCTGCATGACCTTTGAATCGCCAATTTTGACCGATATGCGCAGGGTGCAGCGTATCGTCATTCGACTTGAAGAAGGTTTGCAGCATGTCCATGTATGCCATATCGCCCAACGCCTCGGAGGACGTTCCGAGTTCAGTGTAATCATTCGGGCTTGGCGTTGCCGTATACATCGCACGATATTTGACCTTGCGCATAAAGTCGGTGATCGACGACTTTATCGCTCCGTCGAAATTCTTC